GCCCCCGCTCTCCAACCGACAAGGTTGGCTCAGAAGCCGCCGACGCCAAAGCTGCCGCTGGTGCCGCTGGCGGGCGATTGGCTGTAGCCGGGGCCGATGCCGGTACGCTTCGACCACGCACCGAGGCTGACGTGAACCGGGGTGTTGGCCTCGTCACCCGACAGGATGCGGGCACGGACGTATCGATGATCAGCGGGACGCAGGAAACCACCAAAAACGGTGTTGCCGCTCTGATTGCCCGTACCGCTGTTGACCAGAAGGATACCACCGGAAAGCAGGTTGGTCGGCATCCGCAGCAAACCCGAAGTCGGGTCGGTGAAGTCGCCCGAATTCGTCGTCGAGGAGGTTTGTGCCTGCACCCGGAAACTGCCAGACAGACACTGACCGAAACTGACGATCAGGTGGGTCAGCATGTTGGCGTCGCGGAGATCGCCGTACACGCCGACGATCTCACCAGAAGCAGGAGACGAACCGACGCCGTTGGCTGCCGTAATGGAGCCAACGGTAGTGAACGTGATGGCCAGGTCGATGCCTGCACTCATGTATCTACCCTCAAGGAAGTTGTGTTCCGCCGCAAGGTATGGTGGTAGCCATCGATGGCTACCACCATCAGACGGTTGATCAGGCCGTGAGATCCAAATTATCCATCACGACGAAGGCGGCTTCGTGCCTGAGAGCCACGTCGGCGGACAGGATGCCGCGAACCCACGTCTGATCGGCCTGGAACGGGGTATCGCCCAGGTTCGTCGCGGCGAATTCGATGGCACCGAACATGCCGATCAGCATGTCGCTCCACATGCCACCAGCAATGTAGGTCAGGTTGGAGGAGTTGCCCTTGCTGCGGACCTGGCTGACCATCGTGGACTTCGTCACCGGGTAGCCGGCGAGCATCGGCTTGGGGAACCCGTCGGTCTGATCACGGATTAGACTGAACAGGAACATGCCCCGCTTGTCGCCCTGAGCCACCGCATCGGCACGCAACTGGTGGTACTTGAAGAACGTCTTCGGCCGCATCACGAAGCCCTCGAATTCGGCATTCGCCTCTTCGACGGCCGTGATGAACCGGTAGATGTCTTCAGCAACCAGCGTATCACCATCGTTGCCGGGGCTGCTGCTGGTCAGGCGGTACACGTCGGGGTAGTTCAGCAGACCGCGCGGGCGGTTGTCGGAGCCGGCACCTTCCAGACACGCCTGATCCAGACCGAGGGCCAGCGACTTCGTCATGTCGTCGCGGAGCAACGCTTCGGTGGACGGGGTGGCGAAGCGGATCAGTTCGTTCGGCGTCTTGATCAACACCGCCAGCTTCTTCGCTTGCAGGTTGATCTCACCGGTGCCGATGTTGCTGTCCCTGATGGTCTGGTTCTCACCAACCCAGTAGGTCAGCGACGCTGCCGTCTGCCGGGGGAACTTCATGCGGCCCTGCGGCGGCAGCGGAACGACGCGGGCACCGGCCTGCACGCACGCCTCCTTGGCACGTAGCAATTCGATGATCTCGCCGAACTCCGGGGGAGCCACCAACGCACCACCGGTCAGTTCGTCGATCCACGACAGCGTCTTGCCGCGCTTGCGGTTGATCCACCGCATCTCGTCAGGATCGGCACCACTGACGCCCGCCTTCACCAACTGCTTCAGTTCGCGGCGGAAATCATGCGGGACCGTCTCTTCCTGCATGAAGCTAGTAGCCAGCGGCATGAGGAAGCTGTTGATGCCCGGACGGGTCATCGCGTTGCCGCTGTAGCTGTAACCCGACGTGCCGCGAAGCTCCTTGACGTAGACGTTGTGCAGGCGGTTGTGTACGTCAAGTTCCAGCTTGGCGTTGGACGGATCGACAGCACCCGTAACCATGCCCAGCATCTTCAGGAAGGACAGACCACGGCTGGACATCACGTCCTCGCCGATGCGGGCGTGCGGGACGCCGAACACCTGATCCGGTGCGGGCGTGCCGTCCTTGGGGGTAGTTTTCAAAGCCTTGGTCAAACCCCCGACGGTCTCAGCGAGGCTGGCAATGGCCTTCTGGGTGTCGGCGGTCTGCTTGGCAAGACTCTCGATCGTAATGGTCGCGGCCATTGAATTGGCCCTCACTGGTTAAGGGGTTGATAAGGCCGGCATTGGCCGTTCCCGTTAATTGCTGCCGAACGCACCCACCAGGCCGTTCAGCGATTCGGTCAGTCGTTGCAGTTGCTCCTGCTGCCGGGCGTTGATCCTGGCAAGGTCGTTCAGGGACTTCTCACCCATCTCGCCCGGCTCGAAGGCTTCCTCTTCTTCGTTGTCCTCTTCATCGAGGATTTCCTCATCCTCTGGGACTTCCTCTTCTTCCTCTTCGTCCTCGATGAGGGATTTGAGTTTCCCGAACATCACACCGCTCATCTGGCGGTGCGGATCGCCGAAGGCCCGCTCCATCGACAGTTGCTTGAAGAACTTGGAGGCTTCGCCGATTACCGATCGGCTGTCGATCTTGTGTAGCGGGACGGCGTAGGTCGGGGCACCACCGGTATCCGAATCGGAAGCAGTCTGGGCACCGCCATAAACCGCTCCCTCTCCGCTGTCCGAATCGGGTGCGATTTGAGCACCGCCGTAGACCGATCCCTCACTGCCGGCACCGGCGGGGGAGGCCGCCTGGCCCCCGCTCCGGGGGCCATATGCGGCCTGTCTCCGACTTTCTTGCTTCTCTCGCGTGTTTTCTTGCCGTACGTCACCGACTTTCCGAGTCGGGCCACCCTCTTGTGACGGGACAACGTAACCTTGGCGGCGTCCTGCGATAGCTTTGCCCTGCTTGTCGCTGGCTTCGCCCTTGTGACTGTTGATGTCAACGTGTACGTCACCAGCCTTGTTCTCTGCCATGTCCTCGATAGATGCAATTCCTTCAAGGGTCTTGTGGTAGTGGTACGACTTCATCCGCCCCTCATCATCGAAGACGGATTCGGGCTGGGAGAGTTCGTCGAGGAAGCCGGCGGCGTCACCGATAGCCTTGGATTCATGTGGCTGCCATTGGTTACGTCCGGGAGACATACCGCCGATGTCAATTACTTCATTGTCCTCTTCGGGCGGCGGAGTAGTAGGGCCAGGCATCGATCCGGGGGTAATGGAAGCTTTGCTCTGTCTGGCACTACCCGCTTGATTGAAGTAAGTAGAAGCTGCGGCTTCGTGGCTGTCGTGCAACTGTCCGCCCATGACCTCGCCAGTCTGGCGGTTGCGAACGGTATACTTCCCGCCGCCCTCGTCATGGGTGCCGTAGCGTTCGTTGATCGGTTTGACCCTGTTGGGATCGAAAGCCTTGAACTTCTTCCCTTTCTTGTCATCATCCTTGACGGTGGCCTCGTAAGCCTCCTCTCCGGTAGGCTCTTCCTCCTCCCGATCGACGTTCTCAGCAGAGGACATGCCATCATCATCCATCGTGTCCATGTCCTTCTGGACTTCTTCATCGTTTTCCATCTCGACTTCCTTGTCGGCGTCCATGTCTTCGGAGAACTCCTCATCGGGGGTGTCTTCCCCTTCCTTCTGGATCTTGTCGTTGCTCTCGTCTTCCTGATCTTCTTCGTCCATGCCCACAAGCGTAGGAAGATCCTTGTAGGACTTCTTCCAGCAGTTCTCGATTTCGTCGAGGAAGCTGGCCTTGTGCTGGAGCTTCTTCGTCAGCAGTTTCTTGACGTGATCGTTCTCCGTCAGACGGAGCATGTCGTCGTAGTCCTTGAGGAGCATCGAATGATCCTCGTGGAGACGACGCAATACCTGTGCCCCGTACGGCTCGTCCGGCGTTTCGTCCTTCAGATCATCGGTAACGTCGCCGTATTCCTGCGGATCGAGGGCTTTGGTCTTCTTGTCGATTTTGTCTGCCACGTCGGATTACCCCCTGACAGGTTGGCCGAAACGCGAAGCCAGATCATCGATGACCTGATCGTCGCCCATGAGTTTGAACTTAACCACGGCGTTGCCTTCAGCCATCAGCTTACAGCGGATGCCTCTGGTATCGGCGTCCTTCCGCATGGAGTCTACGTCCTTGTGTTTGACGTAGATGAGGGCCGATCCGGGTGAGGACTTCTTCAGCCGCTTGCGGACGCCGGACAGCGGGCGGTGTTTCTTACGCAGCGCGTCGATGGACTTCTTGTTAGCAGCCGCCTGAAG